TTACACTCAACCGCATTTGAATATTGCGTACAGAATGTTGCAGCTATCGAAAAAACAGATGATATGATTCAGTACGAAAAAGTTATGCCAGAGCAACGAATTGATATTTTCGATGCAGCTGTATTTGCTTCTGTACAACTTCTTGAAGATTTAACAAAGGCAGCTGGAGCATCTGATTGGTTGGATAGTTAATCCTCTGCTGCCCCCACTGTGGAAGGGAGGTGCGAAAATGAGAATTCCGTTTTTTAAGCGGTCCACAGTAGAAACAGAAGAAAAAAGCGTCTTACAAATTCCGTTTACCTTTGGAGATGTTGATACTGTTGGTTATGTGAAATTATCTGAACATCCTGATGTCGTAATTGCAGTAAATAAAATTGCCGACCTGGTATCTAACATGACAATTCATTTAATGGAGAATACAGAACAAGGTGATAAGCGAGTACGCAATGAATTATCTAGGAAAATCGATATTGAACCGCATCGTAATATGACTCGTAAAGGGTGGCTGTACAAAATCGTTTCAGATTTGTTGTTACATGGTGACGGCAATTCGATCGTCCACATTGGTGTTGATGTTGAAACAGGTTTGATTAATGATTTAACGCCATTTCAGATGCAAGCAGTTGCTTTTAATGATGTTGATGGTAATTATGTTATCAACTACAACGGGAATGATTACAAACCTGATGAGGTACTTCATTTCGTGATGAATCCAAATCCGAATTATCCGTACAAAGGTATGGGTTATCGAGTGGCGTTACGTGATATTGTCAAAAATCTAGCACAAGCCAATAAAACAAAGAATAGTTTTATGAGTGGTAAATATATGCCCTCATTAATTTTAGCTGTTGATGCAATGACAGATGAAATGGCAACGAAAGAAGGTCGTGACAACATCCTTAAAAAGTATGTTGATGAGACGGAAGGTGGAAAACCGTGGGTAGTACCAGCTGATTTAATTAATGTACATCAAGTAAAACCTCTGTCATTGAATGATATTGCAATCAACGAGGGTGTTGAACTAGATAAGAAAACAGTGGCCGGACTATTAGATGTCCCGGCTTTTTTCTTGGGCGTAGGCGAATTTAAAAAAGAAGAGTACAACAATTTTATTAATACTCGGATTTATGCAATTGGACAAATTATCTCGCAAACGTTAACGCGAGATTTACTTTACAATCCAAATTGGTTTTTCCGCCTAAACCCAAGAAGCTTATTCTCTTACGATCTAACGGAAATGGTTACAGCGGGAACACAAATGGTTGACCGAAATGCAATGCGACGAAATGAATTACGTGATTGGGTTGGACTAGATCCAGATGCAGAAATGCAAGAGCTCATCATTTTAGAGAACTATATTCCGGCAGGAATGCTTGGTCAACAAAGTAAATTGAAGGGTGGTGAGAGTAATGAATAAACGTCATATGCACTTTACATCAGAGTTGAAGACACGCTCGACTGAAGATGAAAGTGAAGCATACATCGAAGGATATTTTGTTGTGTTTAATCAAGAAACCGAATTATGGCCAGGAGTGTATGAAGAAATTGCACCTGAAGCATTTAATCGATCGTTAAATGTTGAGAAGGTTGATGTTATCGCTTTAGATAATCATGACACACGCATTATTTTAGGTAGTATTGATAGTTCTACATTAGAACTAAAAGTAGATTCGCACGGTTTATATGGTCGCGTGAAAGTTGATTTAGAAGATCCTTTTGCGAAATCAGCATATCGAAAAGTGCAAACCGGGAAAGTTAGAGGGTGCTCGTTCGGTTTTTACCCAGTAACAGAAGAAGTGACAGAACGTGATGATGGGACAATGAAATGGCGTGTAAAAGATGCTGATTTATTAGAGGTATCAATTACTGCATTCCCAGCATATCCACAAACAGATATTGCAGCACGTCAAAAAGATGTTGAAGTAATGAAAAAACAAAAATTTGAGCAACGCAAAAAACAATTAAAGGAGCGATTATCCAATGGCTAATCCAGTATTAATCGGAGCTAAATTAAATGTAAAACGCAGTTCTCTATCAACTGTAGAAGGCAAAATCGCAGAATTACTTGCAAAACGAAGTGAACTTGAAGCGTCGATTGAAGGTGTCGAAACAGAAGAAGATCTAACGGCAATCGAAGCAAGTGTTACAGAAAATGAAGAAGCTATTAAAACCGCTGAAGAGGAAAAATCTTCTCTAGAAGATGAAATCGCAGAACTTGAAAGCGAACTCGAAGCATCTAATCGAAAAAAACCAAAAGCAGGAGGTAAACGAAGTATGCCAAATCAAACAGAGACACGTGAAGCAATCAATGCGTTTGTTCGCTCGAAAGGTGCTTATCAGGAGCGCGGAGACTTCACAACAGTGGAGGGCGGAGCCCTCATTCCAGAGGATTTAATGAAGCCTAAAAAAGAACTTGTTGATACTCTTGATTTAACACAATATGTTCGTAGAGTTCCAGTAAATCGTGGATCTGGTAAATACCCAATCATTAAAAAATCAAATGGCAAATTCGTATCAGTTGCAGAATTAGCAGCTAATCCCAAACTTGCAACACCTACATTTGATGAAGTTACTTATGACATTGAAACGTACCGTGGTTATGTGCCAGTGTCGCAAGAAGCAATTGATGATGCAGATTATGATATTTCTGGATTAATTGCAGAAGATATTCGCGATCAAGATTTAAATACGAAAAATGCACAAATTGCAGCTATCTTAAAAACAGCACCAGCTAAAGCAGTCACTGGATTAGATGGCATCGTAACACTATTCAAC